TGATGACTGGGCGGCGGCGAGCCTGGGCTCGGGAGGGGGGGGTGCTGACTTTGACTGCAGCGGCTCGAGCAGCACGACGTTCGGCTGCGCGGCGCGCGTCAGTCGACAGCTCGGACTGGCGGGCTTGCCGCCCCTTGACGATGTAGTAGGCGCTCTCAAGCTTCATTGACTTGTCGGACCGCAGCATGGCTGCAACTTGCGTCCGCACAGCCTCGTTGGTCTTGAGCTCCGGGTTCGACTCGAGGAAGTCGGTGTACTTGGTCTGAGCAATGTTGGACTGGTGGGCTTGGCGGGCAGGCTCGAGTGCTTGGTGCAGACCTTGGCGGACGAGCGTGTCGATGTAGGTCTTGACGCTGTCCGGGTCGAGCAGGTCGACGTTCGGGTTCGAAGACGCAACCTCCTGCAGGCCTTTGTAGAAGGGGCTGTCGAAGATGGCTGCCTTGTCTGCTTGCGCTTCTCGCTTCATCTCCGCGGCTTCTTGGAACCGTCGGGTCGACTCGGCTCGGAGTTGACGCATCAGCTGCTGGGTGTCGGACGACGCTTCCGAAAATGCCTGGTCCCAGCTGACCTTCTTGCCGTCGCCCGAGGGTTCTGGCTCCGGGGGTGGGTCTGCTGGTGTGTTCTTTGCGAGCACCTCGTCGATGCGTTCGCGCCACGTCTTCGATGGCTGTCCGTTTTGTCCGCTGTCTTCAACAGCTTCGGTTTGCTCGGCTGGGGTGGCTTCGACTGCTTCAGCAGCCTCGGTTGATTCGGTCTGTTCCATGCTGTGCTCCTTGCTCTCGGTCATGCCCTTTCGGCGAAGAGATCATCGAGGTCCGATGCCGCTGGCTCGGCGGACTCGGGAGGGAGCTCCTCCTCCATCCCGGGCGGGGGGGGCTCGGGGGGTCCTGACGGCTGCGCCATGGCCTCGATAAAAGTCGGGTTGTCTGCAAGCGCCGACAGCTTTCCTGCCAGCATCTCAAGGTCTGTGTCGTCGGTCACACCATCCAGCTCGATGGTTGCAGGCATGCCGGCTTGTTCGGCTGCGTCCGCCACCATGGCCAGCCCTCGGACAAACTCACCAGGCAGCGCACGGGTGCCCTCTCCGAACTCGGGGTACGGCTCGGGGATGCCCATTGACGCAAGCACGTCGTTGAACGAGCGGACGACAGCGTTCAGTGCGGTGGCGCTGAAGTTGCCGCGGGGAGCTCCGATGGAAAACATGTCGTCCATCTGCTGCTGCTCCGACATTCCAAGTGCTTGTGCTTCGCGCATGACGCTTTCCTCGTCGAGCATGACAGGGGCAGCGAGCGCTGCGGCTGGGTCCAGTGCGGTCATGTTGCAAGTGCCTCGTGTGCTGGGAAGGTGCGCGCAATAGCCAGCCCGGTGTCGCCGGTCTCAGTCTTGTGCTTGTTGAAGGTGGCGACGTTGCGCTCGTGTTTCTCGTGGTCGGACTGGATGTCCTTGATGTGGCGATCTACCTCTCCGTCCTCGAGTTGACGCAACCCGCGCTGCTTCATCACAGCCTCGCGGTGCTTCTTCGACACCAAGGTCGTGCGGAGCCCGCGGTCTTTGCGCCCGTCCCAGTAGCTGTCCCCCCACTGAGACGCCGTGCGCGCTGGCGCAGTCACAGTCCGGTGGGTGGTCTGGCCGCAAGGACACAGCGGCACCGCGTCGCGCTGGTCGAAGGTGCGTATGCGCTCCTGAACGTCACCGCATTCTCGGTCGATGCACCGGTATTCGTACAACGGCATTAGACAACGCCCCCTGGAGGCAAGGCCTCTTTGACCCGGGCTGGTCCGCCGCGGGCTTGAGACAACATCTCAGGCGGGGTCTCCCCAGGAGCAGCCGCACCCGCCGCTTGGGCCAACATCTCCTCCTCCATCTTCTGACGGTTGGCAGATGCTGCCGCAACCATGTCGGCGGGGAGCTCGAAGGCGCGCTGAAGCAGGTTCAGAAGGAAGTCTTCGGGAACACCGAGGGCTTGAAGCATCGGGGTGAGGCGCTCGAGCTCCTGCTTGCGGGCCGCTTCTGACATCGGGGTGTTGCCGCTGTCCTCTGCGTACAAGTCGAAGTCTCCAGTCACGTCTTCAGCGGTCAGCGCTACAATCTTGCCGTCCAGCTTCACCATGTCTGCGCCGTCGTCGACCAAAACACCGACCATCGCGAGGTACGCGAGCACCGTATCCGTGATTGCTTGGTCGCGTGACCTGGCCATCCGGCCGATTTCCGATGCCGTGTAAGCAGCTAGGCCTGAATCTCCGTTGCCGTCGCCTGCGTGGCCTGACCGCGCGTAAACGGCGCCATGACCGAGCCGCGGCTGAAGTCTTCGTCGACCACATCTGCGTAGCGCTGGAGCTCCGCGGGCACAGGCGTGTTCGGAATGGGGATCACCCCGTCACTGATGGACTGGTTCGTTGAGACGTCTACCTCAATGACCTCCCCGTCCTGGCCCTGCGCCATTTTGCTCTTCGCTTCCTCGTCGAAGAAGCCCCGGCGGGTAATCCACTGCCGAGCTGCGCGACGAACACCCTGCGCCTGGAAGGTTCGCATGTGATTCACTTCGCGAAGCTGGTCGTACACCCGGCGCAGACCGCTGAAGCCGCGCATGGGGCAGTCGGGCTCCCGTGAAAGGTACAGGGGGATCAACGGCAGCCTGTATTCACCGCTTGCAGTCATATACGGGATGTCGTCAAAGAGCTGCTCGGACACATCCTCTTCGTCTACGCCGGTCTCAATCTTGACGCCGGCATGCAACCACGCATCGCGCTTCCAGTCAGCAGACCAGACCCACATCTTGCCGAAGCGGAGATCGAACACCTCGACCACCTCCACGAAAGAATCTGCCGCCTTGATGGCGTGGCCACTGTTGGGCGGATTCTCGGGCTCAGCCGTGTCCGCGTCGACGTTGTCGATGTACAACGACCACGTTCGGGGCGCGTACTTCTTCGAGCCGTACCTTCTTTTGGCTTCAGCCAACGGCATCAGGTAGCGGTGGCCGCAGTAGCGTTGCGAAGACCAACTCGAGGCGGTCTCGTCCACGATGATGTCCCACGGCTGGACCGCTGACAGCTCGGGACGGTTCAGAACCTGCTTCGCGTGGCCGATGCTGAGCTTCAAGCCTGCGAACGGGTAGATGATGGACAGGCGAAGAGCGTCCTCAATGGAGTCCCTTTGCTTGCGGAGCCACCGGTTGGCTGCAAGCTCCGCAATACTTGCATCACCCTTGCCGTGGATGTCGTCTTTGACCACGACCGAAGGGTCGCGAACGAAGAGGCTGGCGACGTAGCTCTCCACGAGCTCGTATGCCCGGCTCGTTTCGATGAGCAGGTCTTCGTCGTAGTCCTGCGCACGCTTCCAGAAGCGCATGAGGTAGGCGTGACGCAGCCTGCGCATCTCCTGACGGCGACCGTCCCAGTATGCCTGGTGGCGGTCGAAGATGTCGGCAAACTCGGAGGGGGTGAGGGGCTTCATCTGTTGACGCTCCAGGGCAGCGGGCTCTTCCGGTTCCGCGCAGCGCGTATTCGCGCCTTGACCCTGTCGATGTAGCTCTCGACAGAGCGCCGACGCAAGCCGTTCGGAGCATCTCGCAAGCAACGATAGGCGAGAGCGCAGCCCATGGCAAGGTCGTCGTGCAGTCCCGAGGGGGCTTCGGGTGTGGTCCGACGTACCTCGAGCGAGCGGAGCTCCTGCAGCGTGGACTGGTCGAGCTGCCGCAGGATGCCACTCTCCACGACCTCCCGCAAGCCGTCGTAGATGTCCAGCTTGGACTGGGTCGACGTGTACCAGTGGTCCCCGTTCTCGTTCGCCCACAGGTTCGGGTACTTCAAGTGCTCCATCTCGCGCAAGAAGGAGTAGCCGTGGTTGTTCGACTCCGCGAGGATGACCGCGTGGTTGTAGGCGTGACCGACCTGAGCGCAGTGAGCCGCCCACGCGTGCGGCGCCTTGTGGTTGCAGCGCTCGATGTAGACCGGCTGCCGGGTCGCGACGTTGAGCACAACGATGGTGCTGTAGTCCTGACCGATACCGCCGCTGATGTCGACGCCCGCAACGTACTCGGAGTCCTCTTCGGGCTCTTCGAAGCAGCGCTCGGACTCGTCAAACCAGACCTGGGTGATCTCGTCAAGCGACTCCGCGGTGAACCACGTCGACTGCCTCGAGGCAAAAGCGTCCGCCAGGCACCCGGGGTACTCCCGCCGGAAGCGGGCAAGCCCGAGCGTCGCTATCTGCCGACGCCGCCAGTGCAGCTGGTGGTTGTCGACCCCGTACAGCTCGACCAGCTTCTGCTCTTCTACCGTCGGAGCGAAGTCGTCAGGGATGTCTGAGTCCCGATAGGCCTTGTGCTCGTGCCACCAGTACGTGTAGACCGTCCACCCGTTCTCGGGAGCTCCCTCGATGAGCCGGTGGAACTCGTCGCCCGGAGTGTTCGCGGTGGACTCGATGATGATGGGACCGTCTCCGACCGTCGACACGACCTGAGACAGCACCTCGCCCGGGTCCTTGTAGAAGGCGAACTCCGACAAGTGCGCTCCCGTAAACTCGAACGACCGAGTACCCCCCGAGCCCCCCGTCGTGAAGCTCGAGACACCCGCACCCGTGTCTTCAAACTCCGTGTCTGTTGCGCTGTCGAGCGACAACGGGCGCTTGAGCATGTGAGGCAGACCCCGCAACCAACGACGGTCCATGCGGCGCAACGACTTGGCTGACCGGTCGTGGAAGGACAGGACCGAGAACACCTGGGGGTCAGGCGTCGTGTACGCCCGGTGGAACTGCCACGCCCGAGTCGCCGTCGAGATGCCGACCTGGCGTGCCTTGACGACAATCACCCGGCTGCTCCGGTCGAGCAGCGACCACAACCGCAGCTGCGCGTCGTTCGGCTCGAAGGGCACGTACTTCTGCTTCTGCTTGTGCTTGATCTGCAGCAGACGGCAGAAAGCCTGGCGGTCTGCCAACAGGCGAGCGAGCTCGTACCGGTTGTCCTTCGGGACCGACGACGGGACGAAGACGGTCACTTGCCTTGACCGCACGAACCGCATGAACCGCACGGCTTTCCGTCCCGCGGGTGGTAGCAACTCCAAGGCTCCGAAGGGGGGAGCCCAAACCACACGGCTGCAGCCTTCACCCTCTCACGAGACATTGATGCGAGCGGGTAGACGACTTCAACACCAAACACTTCAGTCAGCTTCGAGACGGCTTGTAGGTATCGGGGTCTACAATCCTCGTACCCGTCGACGTCTTCCAAAGTCGCCCCAATCGCAACACGACTCAATCCCATTGATGCCGCAAGGTTTGCAGCCATCGACAACATCACAAGGTTCCTAGCCGGGACCACCCTCGGACCCGGGGTGCCTTCCCCAGTGAGCTGGTCCGCTCGAAGAGGGAGGTCGACGTCCAAAACAGGAGCAGGTTCTCCGTCAAGGTGCAGTCGCTGCCGAACGGAAATAACTGCTTGGCGCTCGTATGACTGGGCAGGGTGCGGGTAGACGAAGTGAACCGCACCACCAAAACGGTCAGCCTCACGCATGCACTGGACAAGCACAATGGAGTCGAGGCCGCCCGACAAGCACACCAGAGTGTCTCTACGCATGAACCCCTCCAAGCAATGAAACCTGCCGCCGAGCGCAGTCAAGCATAGGCAGCGTCTTGGAAAACCTTGTGGCCGAGCTACCGTCAAAACTGTCAGCCTGCGCGTCCTTGCAAATTGCAATGCGGCGCGCAGTATTGACTCGCAAAACGTGCAGGTACGCTGACTGTTTTTGGGCCAACTGGCCCCATTGACGGCAGGTAGTTTCCTTCCACTCGGTGGAACCCCCGACCGCAATGCCGATTTCGGGACCGACAATCGACTCAACGTCGCTCGGGCTGATACCGTCTTGAACCGCGAGAAGCATAGGGCACACGCCCTGCAGCCGCTTTGCCCAACTCATCGACATCTTGAGCGACGAAAGCCCGCCCGCAACAACGTCAGGAAGGATGAGCCAGTCGGCGTCGGAACCTCCCCAAGCAACTGCCCGCTCGAATGCCGGAACGTCAAACTGCTCGCCTCGCTGATGGGCTGTCCAAGCACCGTTGTCCAAAGCATATTGGAACCCTTCGTGGCGAAGAACCCCACGAGCGGAAACAAGAAGCCTCCACCCCGCGCGGCGCAGAGCATCGAGGTTCCTTTTCGTGCCAGTCCTGCTGGCGTAGGCGATCACCCCACAACCCCGTACTCAGCGGCGCAGGACCACCAACCGTCTTCGACACCCTTGCGGTGCCCGGCGTCGTAGCTGCAGCGCCCGATGGCGAGGGTGAGGATGAGAAGGGCAACGTGTGAGCGGGTCATGAGGCACCTCCGTCGGTGTGCCCCGCTTCCCATGACCCCAGCCAGCGGGTGTCCTCGAGGCTGTCCATCAGCCGGTGGGTGGTCTCATCGCTGATGTCGGCAGACAGCCAGTTGCCAACCTCCACAGACCAGTTCGCGAGACCATGAAGCAGGGTGGTCGAGCCGAGTGCTCCCGAA